GCAAACGTCTGAACTTGAATGTTAACTGACGTCCGGGTTGAAATCCAGTGATAAAGCCACAATTAAAACAGTGATAGCCAACGCTACCGTCCGAGTCAAAATTAAATCCGCCACGCTGTGTGCGTTTTTGTGTGAGGCCACGTGTTTCGCAACAAGGAGCATCTACACTGATCCAGCCTGTAACAGAATTGGTTTTACGTTTAGCGGGAAGTAACAGTCGTACTGCGTCTTGAATTGCCGTAATCATACGGACAGTATACAGTAAATTTTGGTTAAAATCAAGTTATCTGATGTAAAAAGCGTAGGTATTAATACTAGTCCACAAACTAGAACTACTGTAGGTAGCTGTTGGTAACATACCATAATGAGTATTGGTTGTTGAGTTAGTTGCTGAGTTAGTACCTAGTCCAGAACCATCTCGGCCGTAACTACCAAAACTTATGCTACTAGTTGATACCTGCCAATAAAAACCCGAACCGGTGTTGTACAACCAGTCGCCCGGTGCGGCAATAGTCACAGCAGTTGTCATACCAGACTGTCCTTTTAATGGTTGCCAGGTACCGGTAAAGGTATTATTAGTGATAAATGCGTTAGGTGTTGCTAGAGTACTTAATGATAATATCCCAGGATTACTGTAGGTCACGTAGTTAGCTACATCCATGTTAGATATAAATGGCAATTGATTTGCGTTTGTGGCTGCCATTTTCATAACACTAGAACATTGTGCTGTGCTATTGTGATACCACAGATCCATAACATTAACGCTAAAACGATCTAGTGTACCTTGACCGTTAACCCAGGCATTAGGATATAACATACCGTTAGATAATTGCTGTGTAGGATTATGACTTACTAGCATCCATCCGCCGCCATTATCGGTCATATTACAATAGACCAATTTGGCTGTAGCCATTCCACTGGTTTTAATATAATACCAGCCCGATGAAGTTTGACCTGAGTTATAGATGTCTACTGCATTGAGTCCGGGGTTGGCTAAAATACCACGTGGCACTACTCCACCATTGATGCAAGCTCCGGGACCAATAGCGACACCTGATATATTAAATGACATAGTAGACTATCTACCCCAGAGCAAGCATATACCAACCATTGGTGTATATTTGTACTCTATTAGACGGTGATGTAACATAAACCATCATTCCCGGTTGAGGGTTTGGTATAGCGGCGTCTCGTGCAGGCCCATCGGCATAAACCGGCAATCGAAGGAAAGAACCAATATTTACACTTCCAGTGGTACTAATATTGCCAGAAGAAACATTACCAGTATAAGTTGGCAAGTAACTGGCCACATTGGCGTTGCCGTAGGTTGATCCTTGCGGATTAGCAACTAGATAAGCGGCCACGTTGGCATTGCCATAACTGCTGGTACCAAATGTGGCATTGGCATAAGTCTGAAACGCTTGTAAATTGCCAATGGCCAAACTTTGTACAGCGGCATTGGCCAACAATGTATTAATGTTGGCAACAAAAACAGCATCAATTCCAGTGATGGTGCTGATGCTGTTGCCAATTGTGCTGACTGCTGATGCCAGGTTGGCGTTGATCGAATTGACTTGTGCCTGTGTTGCTAGGATATTAATACCACCGGGGGTAGCATTGTCGTGTACTCGAACCGTGCCTAAATCTGTGTCTAGAGTTAACTCACCCAGCGGGCCTGTGTAACCTTGACTTTGTACTGTATTACCACGTTTTAATAGTACGTGGCCTACGTTTGCGTATGTTGCCATTAAATTATTCCACCATCAAATATAACTTCTGTTTCTTCGCTGACTGTTTCTGCGTAGTAAGCTGGTAACACTTCTAAATCCAACGGGACGCCATAATTGTCATCTATGTAGATTGGTTGTTCTGTGTTATCGCTTTGTTTAATTGTTTTAAATGTTAACTTGTAAAAACGCTGTTCAAGGGCATTGATTGTAGCCTTATCTATTGTAAAGTTAGCCAATCCCTTGGTAATGTCAGCAAAAGTAACAGCGTAACTTTCAACAGTTACCCCGTTTGTAGGGTCCTGTATTTCAGCCTGCATTATGTAACCAGTTAGATCAATACTCTTCTGGTCCTGATTTCGAACTATAACTTGTATAGGGTTGTCTATACCTTGGTAAACTTTAATTGGGCGGCTGTACACTTGGCGATTCCTTGTGGTAAAGATGGCTGGGTCCATTATTTGGACCTCGGCTATGTTCGGATATAAATATGCTTTGACAGTAATCATTTTATATATTTATCGAAGGACACCGTGGAAGACCACTACAAGAACTTACTCAGCGAATACCCATTTATTAGTTACATTACCTACGGTGGTAATGATTACATAGGAATCATACAAAATTCCGACGAAGTTATAACTACACTTTATGACTTTGGAGCACTTAAAGAAGAAGCACTCAAACGTATATTCTTAGAACTAGGGGAAACCTGGTGGTGGGAAAGTAACAGATTGATACCAATCAATGTATTCTTAAAGAATGATTGGTTTGTTTTTAAACATTGCCTACGTACAATGAACTCAAAAGACGTAGAAATTAAAATGGGCCCTTACGTGAGCCTAAAAGAAATGGCTACTAAACGTAGCAAACGTAAGTCAATTACTCTTGTCCGCAAGGTTGCTGGACAGTAGATTCATATTAACAGCCACCAGGTGTGCGTAAGCAACTGCGTGACTTTTCTTAAACTGATAGCCTTCTTCGTTTTTGTCCCAGATAGTAGCGGCAACATCTTTCCAGGGTAACCCAATTAAATGTCGCTTGGCTGGACGAATAATAGCCAAGAACATGGCCATCCTAGGAATACTGTTGACTGCTTCAGGCATCTTAATAAGAGTATCGTAATGATTGCCAATGTGTATAAGTTGGCCGCAGAAATCACGATCGTATAAACTGGCCCAATCGGGTTCTTGTGCTATTAGGTCTGTTAAATGTTTTTCATTCTTTATCTGCGTATATAATGATACATTTAAAAAATCTAATTTAGCATAGCCACGTGCTTCTGCTGTTTCATAGTCTAAACTAGCACGACCAGTAAAAGGATCCACCGGAATATCAGTAAAGTACACGCCAGTATTGTGCGGAACTAGTCGCTCATCACGTAGTATGCTGGCAGGTATACCATCGAGCAAACGTAACGCCTGTGTGCGATCACCAAAGTCGATGTCAATGTCTGACTTAAACTTCATAGGCCTGCTTTCTCTAATATATCCTTAACCCACTCAGTATCGGCAAGATAGTCTTTGAACTTGCGTTGCCAAAAATCAGGATCGATCCAGGGCAATATTATTTGGATTTGTTCTTCAGTAAGTCCGTCAAGAAACTCCACACCCGAATCACAGTTATACACAATCCAAGGACTAATCCTACCAGTACTGATATGATAGCAAACACGGTTACTATTACCGTATTTAAAATAATCTGTAAAACCATTTCTAAGCTCTGGATGATCGTCAGCATACGTTTGCATTTCCTTTAAAGCCCTCTCCAGGGCGTCTTGTACTGCTTCTTTGCGTAGGTATTCGTGTATCCATTCAGTGTACATCGAATCCTTGCACCAATGATCTATTTTTTTGTTGTTACGCAGTAGCCAATCAAGAAAATTAGTAAAATTAACACACCGTATTGATTGACAGTATCTTCCATATTTGACGAAAGCGTTATAATAAGGACTGCTAACAAAATCTTCATAGGTTTTTAGCCTGGCGCTACCTTGTGTTACTTCATAAAATCTCAAATAGGCCTTAAGGCCTAATTGTACTCCCACTTCTCGTTCTTGTTGCCAACGTCGCTTGGGTTCGCAAAGATGAACTGCCAAAGTTGATTCCTTGGCAAATGCTTTGTCACAATAACGACATTTAAATGTGTTACTCAATTTGGTTGGTCCGTTGAATGTATTCTACGATGTGTGCGACTAATAGTATAACATCTTCACCATAGTAGTGTCTAGCGTTTGCGGGCAAATCAATATCATTTTCAAATGGCTTACAGTTATTTTTTTCCAAAAACTCGTTGCCAATGAATGTAAATGGTATAAATTCTGGACCAAGGTCAACCTCGTGATGGTGCCGATCGCAGGTGTTAAACACACAAAACTTTATTTTCTTTTCTCTTAGATATGCGGTCAGCATACGCAAATCTAAGTATAGCTGTTCTAAGTAGTGATGATTTATATCAAACTTATAGCGCGACTTAACATAATCGTCGACTAACTTATGTTCTGCTGTACTGCCAAAGTCATCGGCACTGGCAAACTGCGCCTGCATACCTTGACTATTATAACTAACCCAAGGATCAACTTGTTCAGGCTTAAGTGGACTTTCTTGTCGATCGTAAAAAGTTAATCCCAGTACAACTAAATCTACTGTGCGATTCTCTAGATACTCTACTGTTGTACGTATGATTCTACGATTACTACTGCCGGGCTTGGCAATGTTAACGACTGCTGTAGCACCAAGTAACTGTTTAAAGTGATCTCGGTAATGGGTGTTATCCATAAAGCTACAACCATTTAACAAGACGTTCATAGTAATTCTTTAATTTCCTTTTCTGTCATTCCGTGTGCCAAGGCCAATTGTTTAAGATCGTCTTTGGTATTTAAACTAGACAGTAATGCTATATCGTCATCTTTGAGTGTAGGGAACAGTCGACGTAAAAACTTACCGCTCTTATCAGTAGGGCCTTTCTTAGGCAGGGCTAGCCATTGATGTCGGTGTGTACCCATACCTGGACTTACTGTTGTGGCCAATAGCCACTGTAGCTTTTTATGTTGTGTAGTATTAATGTCAAAGAAGTGTTTATTTAAGTTTTCATTACAACTCATTACATAGTAGGCCTGTAGGTCGGCATTACCGCCAACTAGACTACCCCAACGAATCATAATGTAAGGACTAAACTTTTTCTTTTCGTCATCAGTTAAACTATCGTAAAAGTTTCTATTTTTACGATCAAACTGTGTCATTTCGTTGCCGATGCTTAACGGGTCGCTCATTGTATAAATCCTAGTGTTTTCATTCTTGTAGCAATATAGTCGGTTGCTATTTGTGATTCGGTTGTGTCTAGGTGGCTCATACTTGCTCCTGAAGGTGGCAGTTTATAGTAATTAAATTCTTCGGGCAAGATTAAGTTTTCACGTGGTACCCAAGACACATCATCTATATAGTCACCATCGTAGAGTGCGGCAGTATAAACCAAGAATGGTATACCTGCGGCCTGTACACGTCTTATGGCATCGCTGATGATCCAACTATCGTATTGACGTTTAATGTAGGTATCATAGAGGTTTACCATATACGATTTTAACGCATCTTTGCGGTCCTCGTCAAGTCCGTAGGCTTCTTGTGCGCCTGATTCATCAAAGGCCAAATTGTTCAGACTTTCGGATATGATAGTTGGATCTTTAAGAAATTCGTGTTGACTGCTTAGGTCATTTCTACTGTATTTGATGTTGGCCAGCCCGCGACGTCGAATATACACCCCGGGTTGATAGTCAAACCATCCGCGCCAATTAAAAAACTCACGGGTCTTGGCCCAAATGCTGTCATCTATTATAGGCAATTCGATACGATCTGGGGTAGTAGGACCTATTAAAATACAATTTGTGTAGTAAGGTGCGTGAAAATTCTTAGCGTGTTTAATAGCCTGATCTATTTGTAAGGCAATAGCAAAGTTGCTACAGCCCATACGAGCAAAACTAGTCAATTTTAAATTATACTGTTGGGCTAGTTGCCCGCTAAAACTTTGTGTTGGATTTTTAGGGTCTGTTGTAAACCAACTATCGCCGCAGACAAATAACTGTTTCATACTGGATGCCAAATAACGTGCTCTTGTGTTTTGCTAAGTTCGTATATAACCATTACACGATCAACGGCTTCTTGTAGTGCTGGTGTATGTTCTGCTAGTTTAAGTATTTCCATCCATCGTGTTTCAATATCGATACGCTTAAGATGGTCTATCATATCCGGACTGTAGCCGACTAAGCGACGATCTGTTGTGCCTACTTCTCTAGCATAGATAGTCTTGCCACCGTCGGGTGACTCGTGTACGTATG